AATGCTTATGCAGGTGATGTGATGTTGAGTGATATAGCAAATAGATTTCCTGGTAATGGTAAAACCCAAGAAATATTTCCTAAATTTATTGAAAGAATGAAAAAAGAAGGACGTAAAAGAATACTATTAACTGTTAGAAAAGAAAATTATTTAGCAATAAATTTTTATAGAAAAATTGGATTTAAAGAAGTTGATAAAAAATCATGGGCTGAAGGTAGAATACCTGGCTTTGTTTTTGAGTATAATATAATATGATAAAAATCCAGTTAAACTCGATAGGTATTAAAAAGCAATAAAAAACCCAGTCTTTTCGACTGGGTTTTTTATTTGTCTCTACCTGTCTTCCTCCAGGTTGACATTCGTCTTATCGGATCCATTTTTTTTTGGGCTGGTTAGAGGTTAAACTTTGTAACATAACCTTCGTGTTGTTACCAACACAAGATAGAGACTGAATCGCTCTTAAAATTTCTTTTTTTTTGTGTTCGTCTATTTCATCTTTCTGAAGGATTACTTGTGTCCGAAACATAAAAGAAAATGAAAATAAAAATAATTTGATGAGACTCCTGACTACTCACAATCCTTGGATTTCGTCTTCCATTGTTCACCCACACCCCACAGATGGTGATCAGCCATTGTGTTTTTACCCTTTCGGGTGAATGGGAGGTCTGTTTACCTCCAGCCAGATACAGCCATCAGCATCGCTTTGTACGGTTTGTCTGGTTCTTACGTCACTCACGGTTGGCCAACCGTGGCTATTTCAGGTTTATGGTACAAAATCTGTAACACTCGCTCCCGGGCTTTTCAGCCCTGGGCTACAATGCGTTAGGGGCTGGCGACCCCTTGATTCCGCCACAAATTATTTTATTTTCAATCTTTCAAAGAACTTTTATTACTGGAAATGAAGTGTAGGCTGCTTCATTCCGATGCTAGTCTAGACTATCGGTTTTACTCTTCGAGGACTTCTGCCCGCTCTTCGTCTGTTTCCCCTGCGGCTCCTCAAGCATCCACAGACTATTCCCCTTCTTTATTTCCAGATTTTCAAAGAACTTGGTTTGCTAAAGGGACAACAATTCTTTTGTATTGAGCTTAAAAGCGCCTTTTCGCAAACAAGAGCATTTAATGAAAGTGAGCGGCCCCTTGGCTCACAAGTAAGGAAAGTAAAGTCTATTATATAGAGATACTTTGGCTTACATAGCTATTCAGATCAATATTCCGAAGAACTCCCTGAAATTATAGCTTTTCATTTTCAAAGAACTTATTTTGAAAATTTTGAGATTAAATTTTTTTGTCAAACTTTTAATCCCTACTATTGGGTTGAAAGGTTATCTCGCCTTTCAGGATTCAATCATTCTGTGAATTGATAGTTTGATTTCTCAAAATTGAGATACAAAGATACGTCAATCCGTCGAGATAAAAAAACTTTTCCCAAAAAATTGAAAAAAAGTTCTTAAAAATTTATTCTCATCATCATCAAAAAGAACTTTACTAAATCGTCAATAAATAACAGATTTTATATAATATATATACTGGAGAATTTTTTTTGTTTTAAAAAAAAATAAAAAAATTTTTAAAAATTTGACAGACAAAGAATTTAAATCTAAAATAGAGTTTTTTATTTGTCCAGAGTGTGACGGTAGAGGTTACATAGAAAAATCTCGATGTCAGATTTGTAAAGGCAAAGGAGAAATTATATCCATTTTTTCTCAAAAGGATTTCGAAGATCCCCAGGTTTCTGATTAAATGGACTCAAAAAAGGAATTGGTTTTATTTCAGGTTTAACTTTAGGATAGAATCTTTTATGTGCTTTTCCAAAAGAATTATAATCTATAGTACTTCCATCATCTTTATTTCCCAAAAATTTCTGTAATATTTGTTTCTCTCTTTCCGTTAATATATAATCAACATAAGTGTCGACAAGATTTTTAAATTCATAATGATCGAACAAACTAGATAAATTTATCATGGACATAACACAATCGTCGTTTCCGCTTTCAGATTTGAAAGTTATTTCACCGCTTGGTGTTTCTTTTTTAGAAAAAGATTTTAATTCTATGACAGTAATATCATTATGTAATATTATACTATCTTTTTTAATAGCGTCTTGAAAGTCCTTCAATAGCAATTTTTTATTATGTCCTATCAATAGACCAAGTTTTGGTCTTTGATCTGATTCTCTATGTTTGAATCTTGCAAAAATAGCATCCATAAAATTGTTGTTATCGTTAAAAACATGGCGCATATTATTGATAAGATCATTACCAAGATTCTTATTCATTTCAACAACTATTTTTACTTTTTCTGGATCGAAAATTTCAAACACTAATAAATATAATATATGTGCTATTTCATTTATTGAATATACATTGTTTCTAAATAATCCAATTTGCTCAAGTTTAAACAGATCATATTTGTTACTATAAATGTCCTTTTTCCTTTCTATTAATTTTTCATCTTTCATCATTAATCTGAATATGTTAAAAACAGAATAATCTAATCCCAAACCTTCCGCTAAATCAATACCTATAGTTATATAATAATCTTTTGCTTTAGTCAATTCAAATAGATCTGGTCGATTTTTTATAAATTTTAAACTATTATATGACAAATTAAATTTCTTTTCAAATATTTCTAAATACGGAGTATCGAATTCAAGTTGTTCATTCATAAAATTCTGAAACATTAAACTATCAAATAACAATTTATCGTCAATAACGAACTGGATTTCAAATTCTTGCTTGAACATACTTGGACCACCAATAATACCAGTTTGTTCTTCTTGCCAATTTGTTATTCTACAAACTTCTGGCAATGGAATAATCTCATTTATTCTGAGTTGTCTTATATCGTCAATTCCACATTTTTCTCTGGGTATTTTTTCATCATCCTCAAAAAATTTTATTAAATGCCAATCTTCACCATCTAATTTTCTATAATAAACATCATAACCCATTTTTTTTAATTCTTCTAAAACCTCTTCTTTGGTTATATTATATTGACGTAATTTAGATTCTATGAAATAAAGTTTTGTGTCGCGACGTCCTTTTACTTGGAACCAATAAACTCTCATTGGTTGATATTTATTCCATCTAGGATCACTTTTATCTCTTTCGGCATCAGTTAACAATTCCCAGAATAAGTTATAACCATTTGGAGTAGAAGTAATAATAATCTTTGAATTTTCAATTGAAGAAACAGTAGGAACAACCGATCCATAATATGCTCTAATTATATTATCTGGAACTTTTGCGAACTCATCTAGATATAACAAATCAATGGCAAAACCAATAGCTGGCTCTTTAGATCTTGATTGACTTTGAATTCTGCTGTTGTTTTCGAATGCTATTTGTTTTTCGTTCCAGTTTGTTACTCCTATTTTTAAGAAAAATGGAAGTAATTTATATATGTCTTTTATTTTGTGTATAATTTCTTTTACAGTTTCACTTTTGTTAGCCACGATCATAACACCTTTATCATCATTGAATAAAACAAGATGGAGAATAACAATAGAAGCTGATATAGTATTTAAGTTTAATATATCGTTAGCGTAATAACTATGCTCATTAGAAAAAATCGATAAATCGAACATAGATACTTTATTTTTTAATTTCTTAATAGATTTTATTTTAGAAGGACCTTTTTTTGTTAGAATAATATCATTTTTTTCAAGATCTTTAATATATTTGATTATATGACCTTCGCAGAATATTCCATGAACATCCGCACATTCTAGTTTTAGACCATTCTCCAGCAATAATTCGTATATAGTATATGGTTGTGTCAAATTTATTTCTTCAACTGGAACAAATCCATAATCGGTTTCAACTAATAAATTTTTAATTGATATAAAATTTATAATTTTTTTAAGAGGATCCGATTGATCAAAATCATGATTTTTATATTCAATTTTTTCTATTTTCTCAATTAAAAAATATATTATATTTTTCAAAATCTTTTTTAACATGATACATATTTATATTTTAAATGACCCGAATCATATATTCTATATATATTTTTTTCTAGCATTATATCTTTTTCTGTTTTATTTGGATCATACCCTTCTTTTACCAATTTATCTTTTCTGAATCCAAATCTATATTTTCTTACCCCATCAACGACATAATAATAATTTGGTTTAGTTTTACATTCTAACATAAATCCTAATTTCTTATATAAATTTCCCTGACTCCAGCTTCTATCTGCATAACTTATCACTTCTTTTGGATTATAATGTTCAATAAAATATTTAAATAATTTGCTAGCTCCTCCTACAACATTAGTGTTCAATTTGTTACAGAATCTAAGCATTTCATATGATTTTTCTACAAATTTATAACCCAACGGTTTTCTTAAATTACCAAACGTCATTAAACTTACCATTTCATCATTACAAAATAAACCAATTTTGATTTTAGAGCCAACGAATCCTTGAATATGATTTTTTTCTAAAAAACTTCTAACTAGATTGTTATTTTTAATTTCCTTAATTTCACATTTTCTAGCCATTATTTTTTCAGATTTACCTACAATACTTATTATTCTAGATTTAACGATGTCTTGTTTATATATCCAATCATCTTCATAAACATGTATCAATCTTATTCCATGTTTTTCAGATATTTCTGTTTTTTCTTGATGATAATTATTTGGTTTATATAATTCGTTATGCCAATATACACCATTAAACTCAAACGCCAACTTTAATTTAGGGATATAAATATCCAATTCTTTTTCTATAATATTCGTAGTATTAAATAAAATTTCATCATCATATATTTCTTCTATAAATTTTTGAAATTTTATTTCTCTTCCACTTTTTGAATATGAATTTAATGGATTACAAATTGTACATATAATAGTTTTATATTTAACTCTATTACCAAGCAGTCCAAAATCTATATCGAATGAATGATTTTGTCCATTATCGCATTTAAAATTAGCTGTATGATTTTTAATATAGTTAATATTTAAATAATTATATTTTTTTAAAAGCCATTGCATTTGTTTATTTTTACTCTTATTTATAATTTCATTATTTTTACTAACTACTCCAAAACCATATTTATCGATGCAAGTTTTTTCTAATTTTTTTCTTATATTTATATTTTGTATAGGTCTTTCACATCCGTATTTTTCTATATTTGTTTTATTTATTTTTTCTTGACAACATTTCTGAGAACAACTATAAATATTATATTTCTTATAATTTTTATAAAAAACAAAATATCTTATTTCTTTTTCTTTTCCACAAACATCGCATTTTACTTTTACTTTTTCTCTAGAATAAGGAGGAAGCTGATATGTTGGGATTTCGATTTCATCATTATATTTTATATCATATCCTAAATTTGAATAATACTTTAAATTTGGTTGTTTTATTTTTATTGTAATTTTATTGGATAGCAGCATTTAATCGTTGTTATTTTGAATGATAGTAGCATTCATATATATAAAATAAAAAAGTCATATTTTTGGATGACTTTTTTTAAAAAATAATTATAAAATGAAATTATAGTCGATCGTGATTTTCGTCATAAATGGTGAAGATTTCGTGAAGCTCGTCTTTTAATTCTTCTTCTATATTATTTGTTAGAATATTTCTAATATTTATATTCTTACTATCTAATACGACTTTTTCTTCTTCTTTTTTCTTTTCTGTATAAAAAACGTTATTAAACACGTGATTTGCTAGATATATGTCTATTTTATTTTTATATTCAGCCTTATTTAGAAGTTCACTATCTATTTCTATGTCTATGAAATCTTTTGTTATATTTAAGGATTCTAATTCATCTACTGATTTTATTTTATATTCCAGAAATCTTGGAGTTGTTTTGTTTTCTACAAATATTACTTTCCCATCTTTTATTATGTTATATCCTATTTTATTATTATCGCTTTTTGAAAATTGAAAAAGAGTAACATTATCGTCTATTTCATAATTTATTTTATCTATTCTTCTAAAACATTCGTTAAATATAGGATAACAATAATCATTACCTATCACTAAAACTACAGAATATTGATTCAAAACGGTAAATATTTTTCTTATTTCATTAATTAACTGAAATGTTGTGTGTTTTGTATTATAGAAAAGATCTCCTATAATAATTATTTCATGCTCTTTTGTTCCAGATTTCATCAACATTTGAGTAAAATCATGGAAATAATCCAATTGATGTTTGTAAAGTTTTGGATGTCCAAATTTTATGTTATTTAAAATAAAATTCATAAATTATTTATATTATAAAACAATTAAAGTTTAATAAAAAAGGGAGCTTTTGTCGGCTCCCTTTTAATCATAATGATAAGAATATTATACTCTTTTATTTATTTTTACTCCAGATAACAATGCAATCAAACTATTCAACATAGGTTTTTGCATGTTAGCTGGTATATTAGTTATAACAGAAAACCCGCTATTTCCTGATATTTTTATCTGACGAGCGCTTTCATTTAAAGATTTGTTCTTTAAGAAATGCCCGACTAGAGCGTGAACAAAAGGTTGGATTTGAAACCCTTTTTCGTTATTTCTAATAACATGAATCTCATTTTGTCTTTCAGTTAGAAGATACCAATATTCTTCTTTGGATAAAAGTTTCTTTTCAAACATATCAGTAATTTCAGAATATTTCATATTTTTATAATAAACCAATTTGCCAATAGTTTTAATTCTATCCATACTTACGTTTTCTATTGTTAAATCCACTTGATTGTCAGGCGAATTTTTTTCTTCACGCTGTTCGACTTCATCAATAATTTTCTTTTTCTTTTGTTGCGCTCTTTCAACAGGTTTTTCAGTTTTCTCATCTAATGGAGGAGCAGGAGCTACATTTTCTTTTATTTCTGAAAATTTTCTAACATTTTTTTCAAATGTTCTATTTTTTGGATAATGCTCAGTTATGTTATCCATAGTAACTTTGATAGAAGTGTTGTTCTTGCCTTTTAAAACATAGTAATTTTCAAAGACAGCAGACACTTCACCTCTTATCTCTTTGTTATTATAGATAGCAACAAGTATATCGCCAACTTTTATAGGACTGACGTTTTCACTTATCGGCGTATCGTCAGTATTTATATTTGAGCGATATATATTATATAACATATTTAAGTCGTCTCTATCCATTTTCTCTTTCAAAAATAAAGGTCTATCAAGTTTAGGTTTCAGATAGACCTATATTATATTTTTTTTAAATATTATATAGCTTGTCCACCTTGTGCTGGAGGAATCTGAGCTGCTGTTTTCTGAGCGCCTTGTGCTGGGGGTATTGCTTGAGCTTGCGCACCAGGTTGTGCTGGCGGTTGAGCTTGTGCTCCAGGTTGAGCTTGTGGTTGTGGTTGAACTGGTTGAGTTTCATCCAAACCTTCAGTATCTGGTTGACCTTGAGCTTGTCCTTGAGTCTTTGAATATTGATCACCTAAAATTAAGTTAACAGGAAGATTTTCAATGCTAACATAAGATGTGATAATATAATCCGCAATTTCCTCAGCTAATTCTACATCAGAATAAAATTGGCTAATATTCTTACCACTTTCATCTTTTACTTTCTTTTTGAAAGCGTTGACAAGTGACATTGGAATATCAATACGTTTACGAACTCGATAAAGATCATCTACAGCCTGAACATTTTCAGTTAACGGAGATATATTTCTTTTGCCTTGAAATTCTCCAAATTCATATAAATTCTTTGTCATAATTTAAAATTTATTTTTTCGTATATATTAAAGTTAAAAAACCGTTTTTAGAATTTTTTCAACATTATTAACATTTTTATAAGATATTCTTAATAAATTAATATTTTCATTTTTACAGAAATCGTTTTTAATATTATCTCTAATTAATCGTTCTTTATATTTTTCAACACCTCCGAAATATTCTATTATATTTTCATGTTGAATTCCGTCATATTCTATACAAATATTTTTATCTTTAATATAAAAATCGAATGGTAAAGAATATTTATATTTGCATTTTTTAAAAGAGAAATTATATTCATATTCTATTTTATTGTTATCTAAAAAGTTTTTAATTCTAATTTCTCCTTTAGATGATTTGCAAATTGGACAACCACAGCCGTCTAAATGACTATATGGTTTTTGTAAAAAATCTCCGTGATATTCACATTTTATAATTAATTTTGTATGAGCATTTTTATAAACAGATTTAGAATAATCAAATTTAAAATTATGAACAATATTAGCCTTACTCACAAACTCATTAGTATTAGAAATATATGTTCCTCCGCATATTTTACAACCATGTTTATGTAAAAATTCATTGGGTTTTTGCTTAAATATTCCATGTTTTTTACAAAAAATAATTATTGGATTTTTATTACCTTTATAATCAACCAAAGATAGATCATATTTTTCATACAACTCTTTCCCCCATATTTCTTCACATTTTTCAATAAAAGTATCATTATTATATTTTATATTACCATAACATTTTGGACATCTTCTTCCTCTGAGATGAGAGTTTGGAGTTTGTAAAAAATATCCATGTTCAGGACATCCAATTTCAACTTTTATTAAAGTTCCTTCATAGTTAACACGCGAATAATCGAAAAATTCCCCGTGAATTTTTTTAGCTTTTTTAACAAAAATTATATTGTTTAGTTTTAAGGACATTCTAATAAATATTTTTTATATATTAAATTGCTATGTTCTGTTGCGGTGATTTTAATGAAAGTTCTCCATATTTTTTTGAAATAATCCATTTATTAGTTTTTGTTTTAATTAATTTTGATGTAATTATATTAGTTCTATTACACCCTGCAAATATTCCATTTACCCATATTCCGTCAAATAATGTTCCTTCAAAATTTCCATCGTGGAACGTTCCTCCATAAAATCCGCCTCTGTCTTTTGTTATATCAGTACAACCAGCATCCCTTCCATTTTTGAAAGTTCCTCCATAAAAATCTCCATTCCACCAATTTGTATAATTAGTAATATTATAATATCCAAACACACCATTGTTGAATGTTCCACCACTCCAATTAACAGAAGGTTCATCTAAATATAATTTTACTCCCAAATTACCACTATTCCAAACACCATTGTACCATTCAACATCATGAAAATAAGAATTTGTAACGTTTCCATTTATAAATATGCCTTCTAACCAACTACTATTTGTGAAGTTTCCATATCTGAATGTTCCGCCGCTCCATAGACTTCCATCTACAAAATTACCATTATTAAATGTTCCGCCGCTCCAAACACTATTTGAAAAAGTTCCACCATTAAATGTTCCGTCTTTCCAATACTTTGTTTCATTCACAAAATTTACAGTTCCGCCAGATATAGAAATAATATTATTTTGTGAATTAAATGTTCCGCCATTAAATGTCCCACTATTCCAAAATGAATTTATAATAGAGCCACCATTAAATGTTCCACTATACCAATTTCCAGTGGAAAATGTTCCATTATAGAAATTTCCTCTTACCCAGTTTGTATTTAAAATGTTTCCACCGTTACAAGTTCCACCATACCAATTACACTGTTGCATATTTCCACCATTAAATGTTCCATCTTGCCACTCTGTATTGAATATATTACCTCCACTAAATGTTCCACCACTCCATGTACTGTTGTGCATGTTTCCTCCTTGAAATGTACCATTCCTCCACGTAGAGCCTGAGAAAGTTCCACTATTAAAAACGCCATTTCTCCAATCTTTGCCTATAAATTCTCCACCATTCCACACGCCATCATACCAAACATCTTGACTAAAAGTGCCACCACTCCATATAGCATAGAACCAGTATGAATCTTGACTAATCCAAGTATTTGAAAAAACACCACCGTTTATAATAACAGCATAAAGATTACAATTTGTAAATATTCCTCCATTTATAGTGCAATTTGTTACATCACACGAATCATACCACCCATTATCAATTTGACAATTATGAATATGGTTTTTTGAAATATAATTATATCCATAATTGTTATTGTTGTTAGTATAATATGACGAAACTGGTGTTGGATCTTGATTTAAAGTGTCGGCTCCTTTATAAACATAAGGTTTATAAAAAGATGTTGTAAAACCAGTATCTATTGTGGAATTTGTTGATATATAAATATCATCATATTTATCATCATATTTTATGTAATAAGATTCGCCACTAAATACAACTGCTTGAACTAAATTAATATCAATCGAAGTGCTTGTTTCATTGTTAAATTTACCATTTCTTATTTCTACACCATCTAATTCTCCGCCGTTTATTTCAAGATTATTTATATAAATTTCTCCTATATAATGTTCGTATATTTTTTTATTAACAAGACGCGAATCATAATATCTATCTATGGTTATTTCATTATTACTACCACTTATTTCTAAAACTTTATATCCTTGTAATTGTGGAAGATATACGTAATTTGTACAACCAGAAAATTCTATAAGATTATCTAATATTATTCCATCTGTATATCCAGATGTTGCTCCAATATTATAAAAATTATACATTAAAAAAACTTTATCGCCTACTTTTATATTTGAGTTTATTTCAGTATATAATTTTATTTTTCCATTATTATTAGTTATAACTGGTAATAATTTTACAGAATTTGGAGATTTTGAATATACAGTATCATTGTAAATATTTACTTTTTCTTGTTGGGTTACAACTTCTTCTTGAGCCACTTGGACATCTTGCGCGGCTTGAGTTACAGTCATTCCAGTGATAGGAACTGGAGTAGTTCCTATAAACTTTATAACTGGAGTTGGATATACAATGGTCTTCTTTTTTGTGGCTAAAGTTCTTTGCATTAAAAAATTTATATTTTACTCTATATATTAAATTTAAAAAACTAAATCAGAAAAAAATTATATAAATTTAAAAGATGTGCTGTTTTATGAACGAAAAATTGAATAAAATGAGAGAAAGAGGAGAAGATAAAAACAGGGAAGTATGGTTTTCCATCTGTAGTAAACATCGTGAATATAACCCAGAATGTAAATTGTGTAATTCTGGTAAATGGGTGAATGTATTGGAACACGAAAAGAGCGAAAAGATATGGAATATATCTCCGGTCTTGTGGCGTTTGTGGATAAATCCCAAATATCAAAAAACTATAAACAAAATCATAAAATCATATATAAATTTAAGAGATGTACTGTTTTATGAACGAAGAATTAGAGAAGAGGAAGAAAGATCTTCGCGACAGACTCGAAAGTGAGCTTTATGTGGAAAGATATGATACTTTTAAAGAATCTGTGCAGCTAATAAATCAAGCTCTTGAATTTTTTAAAATAGATCATAATTATACATACGATGAATTTTGTCAGGATTTTACTGAGGAATGTATGAAATATATGGATGAACATCCTAAATCTGACATGCAAGATCCAAGACAAATGATGTTGTCTGTGTTTCCAATAGTAATGTCAATTATAGATAGATCAAAAGAAAAATACGGATTTAAAAATGATAAACTGGATAGCGAAAATACTGAACAGAAAGTATAAAGAAGATTTAGTAATAGAAGATGAAAAAGTAAAAGAGCTTAAAAAAAATGAGGAAACAGATAAAGAAGCTCCAGAATCTTTTCCAAGATTCTTGTCTTATAGTGGTATAACTAATATGTCAATCGACGACGAAAAAGAAGATAAAAAGGAAAATGAATCTAAAGAATGGTCTTCTGGTAATTTCTCTCACAAAGAAGAAAAAAGTGAATATGGATGGGGGAATGATTCTTACGGCAAATTATATGGGGGATCTGTTCATTCTAGCTCAGTAGGCGTATCTGGATCAGCAGGCGTATCTGGAACAGCAGGCGTATCTGGAACATCAGGACCAAGTTGGGGATATGGTAAAATACGTGGAGGATCCATTTGTTCTGCATTAGTTTCTTCATCACCAATATCGTATGCTGAATATATTGCAGAGAATTTGGATAAAAATATAAAATATTCTGAATATATTGCAGAGAATTTGGATAAAAATATAAAATATTCTGAATATTTGGCAAAGAAATATGCAGAACATGTTTGTGATAGCAATCAACCTTTACCAGGTATAAAATACTCTAATTATATAAAAGAAACTCCTAAAAAAGAAGTAAAAAGAATATTCTCCGCCAATGATCCTTATGGTGAGGAAGATTGGAACTCATGAAAATAAGAAGAATTATTGAAAATGATATTGTCGAGGACATATCAATCTACAAGGATATTTTTAAAATTTTTATTGAACTTATTAGAGACGTGAAACCAGATTATGAACCCAGTTTTACTTTCAATAAGTTTTGTATTAAGTTTATAAATAATTTTCAAGGAGTTGATGAAGATTTAACTTCTTATAATGAAAATATGTCACTAACAGAAAATCTTTTGAATGCTATTATAAAAATAGCTTTTGAAGAATTAAAAGACGATGAAAAAAATTATAAAAAATTAGAGGAAAATATTAAAGATGTTTGATAAATATGTGATTTGGACTACATTATATTAATATATAAAGCATCGAATTTTTAAACTTTATTAAAAGTTCGATATAAAATAATGAGAGGTGCTTTAGGGCACACCAAAGGCTTTTTCAGGCATAAATGAAATTAATGGAAGATTTAGGCTTTCATTTACAAAAAAAAATCGTATGCATTATGGCAGAGTACAAAGACAAAGATGAAAATTTCTTATTTGAATCATCAGATGAATCTCAAAGTGAGGAATTAGCGTTTCTAAACAAAGAAACAAAAAATCAGGATGGTATCTATCGTCCAAACGTAAAAGACGCAGCCGATCCAAAGGGAGCTGGTTACAAAGCAACAATTAGATTTCTAAGAAATGTTTATTTAGATGGTTCGGGCACAGGTCCAGCCGCTGTTACTAAACATGTTCATTACGTTAAACCGGAAGGAGTTTTAGAAGATTATCCAGATTTAGCTGGTTATTATGATTGTGAAAAGAACATTTCGCAACAAACTCCTTGTCCATTATGCCAAACTTATTGGAAATTTTATAAATCTAATAATCAGGCTGATGTTATCAAGAGTGGTTTAATAAAAAGAGCTACTAAATTCTATTCTTATATTATGGTAATAGAAGATGAGCAGCATCCAGAGTTGGTTGGTAAAATTTTAGTTTATCCTTATGGAGCTAAGATTAAGGGCAAAATCAACGCTGAGATAAATGGTGAAGTTAGTGGTGAAAAATGTAATATTTTTGATTTCGTAACTGGTAAGGATTTTAGACTTATTATTAAAGTTGTTAAAACTCCAAATCCTAACGGAAGTGGCACAGTTGATATGCCGAACTATGATACCAGCACATTCTTATCATCCTCTCCTATTAAAATTTGGAATGATAAAGCACAAAGATTTGTCACTCCTCCAACAGTAGAAGATGATAATGGCAAGATTATGATTGCTGATAAGAAATGGCAAGCTAAGATAAAGGAAATCATTTTGAGTCGTCAATCAAATGTTAATCTCGACGACCACATGCCAAACAAAGAAGGATGGGATGATGTTAAGAGAACAAATGTTGATAAAATTGTTCAGATTCTTAATGGAAGCGCGGTTTCCTACGCTGAATCGTCAATAAAGAAATCTGGTCAGAAATCACCAGCAGCTGAAACAATTGAAGAAGAATCTTTCGATGATTTATTCGATTTCGATGATGATGATGAAAAAAAGTAATTTTTTTTATTTGAACGAAAAAGCCCGTTAATTCACGGGCTTTTTTAATGCCTGAAAATATAAACGACTACCAGATCTCAATTTTTTTCTTTTCGCAATAGTTTCTTAAATATTTTATATAATCATTAAAAAATTGATTATTATAACAATAAAGTTCTTCAAGATTAACCAGGCTCTCTATTCCTTTCAAACTAGTTAATTGATTATTATGACAATAAAGACGCTGAAGATTAACCAGGTTCTCTATTCCTTCTAAACTAGTTAGTTGATTATTATGACAATAAAGTTCTTTAAGATTAACCAGGTTTTCTATGCCCTCTAGAGTGGTTAATGGATTATTATGACAATAAAGACTTTGAAGATTAACCAGGTTTTCTATGCCATCTAGAGTGGTTAATTGATTATTAAAACAAGAAAGTATTTTAAGATTAACCAGGTTTTCTATTCCCTCTAAAGTGGTTAATTGATTATTAGAACAATATAAAGTTGTTATCTCATCAAACGGTTTTCCTTGTTTTCTTGCAATTTTTAGAACCGGCGTTTCGCTCCAATCTTCTTCAGCTCTAGTTTGTTCGAATATTTTAAATTTTTGCTCAAATAAAAATTTGCTTCTGTTCTTAATATTTTTCATAGTTTATAATTTTTTTTCTATTAATTTTTCTTTCCCACTAAAGGATTCGTAATACACATTTCCGTGTTTAAAATCCCCATTCTTCATGCCATTCTATTGGTTTGATAATTCTCTCTTTAAGATTATTTTATTCGTTTAAATTAAAATACTTAATATGTCTCATAATTATTTTTTCATTCTATCTTTCATAAGATTTCTCATAAAAGCTCCGCGTTTCTTCTCGTGTTCTGGGTCCTTGTATCTGCTTCTTTTAGCTTTTCCTTTCATAGAATTAGCGAATTGTTTATCTTCTTCTGATGGCAAACAATTTTTACAAAATTCTTCAAATATCATCAAATTGTTCATATCTTAATATTTATTTTTTATTTATAATTATTCTAAAATATTTTGTAATTTTTCAATTCTATTTTTTATATTATTTCTGTACCAGTTTTGATGACTAGAATAGTAGAACGATCTATTATCATTTCCATTATAGTCTTCTATTATTTTCTTTAGTAGATTTTTTAAAAATTCTATTTCTTGTTCTATTTCATTTTTGGTTTTTAGTTCTAATAATCTCTTATTAACAATTTTTCTTTTTTCGTAGTTTTCCGCGTCAAAAGCTTCATATGTTTTTAAATTTTTCATATTATTTATGTTTTTTTTTGTTTGATAGCGAATTCGACCATATTTAAAATCTCTATCATCTACATGTAAAAGCTTTAAAGCCTTTTTAAACATTTTCACATCATTATTATTAATCATAACAGTTTGACATTTTGGACATTTTTTTCCTTCCATTCTATCAACGTCTGCCTCTGTTAAATTATTCAAATCTATGGCTTCTTTATATTCACAATTATCACATTTAGCAGTCACTTTATTTAGAGACGCTAACCATTTTGGAATTTTAAATTCTTCGAAAGTTTTTAAATTTTTCATATTATTTTCTTAATTTTCGATTATATATTAAAATAAAAAAATTAGATTTTTATTTTAAGAAGTCAAGACATTCTTGTAAAATTTTATCTGGATTTGAGCGATATTCAGAATCCCAAATAGTGAGAACAGTGAATCCGTGATTGTTGGCTGTTTTTATTTTATCTTCATCATGAACCCATATATTTTTTGAAGTGAGCCATTTTCTGAATGGATGAGGATGATCTTTACTTTCATATATTTTTGGATTTGCGTGATACATATCACTATTATATTCTATAATTTTTTTTATTTTAATGTCAGTATAATCATATTGATAAAAATTATCCTTATTAATAAAATATTCTTGATTTTTAGTAGCAAAATAAATATTTTTTCTTTCTTCAAATGGATATTTTTCTAAAATCTTATAAAAAAGTTCTTGAGAAATTTCAGAATATCCACATTTTAATTTTCCGTTTTCTAATAAAGATTTTTGCCATTTTTCTTGTCTTTCAATCCACTTTTTTGTACCATTTTCCTCTCCGTGTTTTTCTATACATTTTTTCAAAGAAAAAGTACTTTGATTTTTACTTATTATATTTTTAGATTCTTCTTCAGTATATCCTTTTTTTATCCAATACTCAATTCTGGTCGGTCTTTTCTCTGCCCCCACGCTTTTACTTATTTTATTTTGAAAATTTAAAGCTTCGTTTTCATTTTTATATTTAATAAAAGATTTAGAAAATGGGCTACGTTGCTTTCTCTGTTCTTCTGTAGTTTTTGACTTACTGTTTGGATTATTTTCTCCTTTAAACATTTCAGAAAACATTTTTCTATATTTATCTTGTTTCATATGTTTTCCTGAGTTTTTTGTAGTATTCTTATTATCTGATTCTGTATAAAGAGGAGCATTCGGATATAATTTTAAATATTCTCGTGATGTAAGACCATGTTTTTTTAAATGAGCTCCATAGATTCTGGTTGATTGTTTACCGCAAATTTTACATGTAATTAAGTCTTTCATATAACGATTTTTATTCGTATATATAAAAAGATTGATGGCTAAAAGACAAAAAAGTAAGAAAATTTAATCTAATTTTTCTAATATATTATATAAAAATATTTTAATTTTTTCTAAAAAAGTCAATTTTCTATATTTTGCAATGTTTTCATAATATATTTTACCGAGATTTACTTTATAAATTTTTCCATACTCGTCTTTTATATTTATTAACGTATTGAAAATCAAGCACTTACCAATCTGACGCGAGGCCATTAATATACTATATCTATTCTCCGTATATAATTTAATAATATCCTTTTGATAATCTCTTAATTTCATTTGGCCAATAGTTCCATCTTCAAGCTTAATCTTACAATAATGCTCTGCAAAATAATATACAGATAATTTACATTTTATATACTCCTCAATTTCTTCTTGAGTCATGGCAAATTTTATTCCTTTTCTACGAACACCATCGTTGGCATTAAACCAAAGTCTTTCCGTACGTTTCAAAGGAAGAGCCATGCTCTCTTTTTCGATAATTTCTTTTACTTTTTCTGTAGTAATGATATTAGTCTCATCTATTTTGGAATCCTTTATAACGCTTGTCATATTTTGCTTTTTTCTTGGCATGTTATTATATTATTTTTAAAAAACCAGAAATTTATATTAATATATATAAAAACAATTATGACCAATTTTTTAATACACACATTATACCTGCTATTTTTTAAAAATTATTAAACCTTATATTGAAGTTAGTATATAAACTTCTAAATAAGTATGGCTGTGCTATATAAAAAATAAATATAAAAAATGTCAAATAATTTTGAACCAAAAGACGAAAATTTCGAAGATTTAAATAATGATGAAATAAAAGAAGAGATGCTGGAAGAAGATATCTTAATACAGGAAGAATTTAAAGATGAATTCACAGAAGATATTGATAATGAAACTGAAATAGAAGAAAATGTTACAAATAGAATAGATTATGAAGAAGATTCTGAAAGTGAATTAGATACATGGTTTAAGTATGGTACAAATAATCATAAACTCGATGGAAAACATAGTTTAAAAAGAGATACTATTTTAAACGGAAGAATTGTTGAATCAACAAACACAGATGAAGAAATTTATACAAACAGTGGAAATATTCTAGATCTAGATGTTTATGATATAGGAGATATTCCATTAGAAAAAGGAAGCACATTCGAAGAAGAAAGTAAAAAAGCAGATGATGTTCAAACTAAAAGAAAATTAGCTGAAGATGTTTATTTTTTATTAAAGAAAAATACAGATCTAGATTTTAGAGCAAATAGAAGAAAACCAAACAAAACCACATTTAATAATTATTATAAAATGCTTTTAACTAATGTGGATAAACAATATACGCAATGTGAAATTTTCACAGAATTGGCTTATTATTTTACAGATAATATTTTTAACATGTATAAATTATTGGATAAAAAATATGCTACATCTATAATTAGAGAACTTCGCGAAAAAGGATTTTTAAATAATCTAAAATCTATAAATTTTCAATAAACTTTATATTAATTAAAAGTTATATATTAGACCAAAAATTAATTGCAATATATGAAGGGTAATCAATTTACAAACGAACTCAGTAAAGAAATATATGAACAGACATATAAATATGGAGATGAAACTCTAGAAAATACCCAACGAAGAGTCGCTCAAGACATAGCATCAGTAGAAGAAGATAGAGAATTTTGGACCAATAAGTTCTTGGATATATTAGAAGATTTCAAGTTTGTTCCTGGTGGAAGAATTATATCTAATGCTGGAACAAAAATTAGAGGAACTACCTATGTGAATTGTTTCGTGGACGGATTCGTTGGTAAACATCAAGATTCTGTATCTGGAATATTAGAGGCTCTTCGTCGTCAAGCGTTCATATTAAAGTCTGAAGGAGGATATGGATTTTGTGCTGACGTTATGCGTCCTAGAGGTGGTTATATTGAAGGCATTGCTAACGATACACCAGGAGCTGTTAAATGGTTAGATAATTGGAACACGCAATCTGATGTTATCACAGCCGGAAGTGGCAGAAGATCAGATAATAAAAAAGCAAAACAAAAAATTAGAAAAGGTGCCCAAATGGTCACAATGTCTTGCTGGCACCCAGATATTGAAGAATTTATTACAGCTAAACAAACTCCGGGTAGATTGGACAAGTTTAATATGAGCGTGTTGGTAACTGATGATTTCATGAATGCTGTTATAAACAACGATAAATGGGATTTAGTTTTTCCAGATTTTGATAAAGCCAAAGAAATTTATAATGAAATTTGGGATGGAAATATTAAAAAATGGGTAGATGAAGGACATCCATTAAAAGTTTATAAAACATTTAAAGATGCTAACGAGCTTTGGGATCTTATAATGAAATCAACGTTTTCACGTAATGAACCAGGAGTTCTTTTTATTGATACTGTTAATAGATTAAATAATCTTTATTATAAAGAATATATTAGCTCGAGTAACCCTTGCGTTGTCGGTGAAACTCTTATTGCTACAGCAGACGGGAGAAATGCTGTGAGTATAAAGCAGTTGGCTGATGAAAGAGAAGATATTCCAGTTTATTCTACAAATATCGATGGTAAAGTTGAGATTAAATGGGGAAGAAATCCAAGATTAACAGGAAAGAAAAAAGAAGTTTGGAAGCTCGTATTAGATGATGGTTCAGAATTTATATCAACACCAGATCATAAAATTTATTTGAAAAATAATACCTATGTAGAATTAAAAGATTTGAAATCGGGGGATTCTATATCTTCTTTTTACTCTTTTGCTTCTAATAAAAATTATAGACAAATATCACAAGTTGGTCATAAAATGGGTGATGGCATTTTTAGAAATAGAAGACAATATAGAATTATTTATGAATTTTTTAATGGAACAGAAATAGATTATAATTTATATCGCATACATCATAAAGATTTCGATAGTAAAAATGATTCTATTAAAAATTTAGAACTGATGCTAACAGATGATCACAAAAAATTGCATTCAGATAGAATTATTGGTGATGCTAATCCATACCATAGAATGTCTGATGAACAAAAATTCGCTTTTGCTTCACACCCCGGAGAAAAAAATCCAAAATATTCTGGAATAACTAATGAAATTCTATTAAAGAAAGCAAAAGAATTATATAAAAGAGAAGGAAAATTTACTATCGGTTTATGGTTAAAATTTGCTAAAGAAGAAGGACTTCCTCACACCATTCATAATGATTTTAGATTCAAATCTTTTAGCAATTTTAAAAATCAAATTGTTGATAATCATAAAGTTGTTAGCGTTGAATTTTATGGATATGAAGATGTGTATAATATAACAGTGGACGATAATCATAATTATAATGTTATAACATCATTTGAAGATGACAGATATATCACATCGGGTGGTATATGTGTTAAAAATTGCGGCGAACAACTTCTTCCTATTGGAGGAATTTGCCTTTTAGGAAATCTTAATCTTACTCAGTTTATCAAAGAAGATTTTTCGGGATGGGATTATGATAAACTGAAAGAAATTATACCTATTGCGGTTCGTTTTATGGATAATGTTAATGATTTGACTTATGTGCCATTAGACGATCAAAAACAAAATCTAAAGAACAAACGCAGAATAGGTCTTGGAGTTCTTGGTTATGGAAGTGCTCTTCTTATAATGAAGAAAAGATATGGTAGTAAAGAAGTTCTTAAACTTACAGAAGAATTAATGAGTTTCATAGCAAATACAGCTTATCAATCGTCTGCTCTTCTGGCAAAAGAGAAAGGGGCTTTTTTATTTTATGACGAAGAAAAATATTTGAAGAGTAATTACCTTGAAGTTTTATCAAAGGAAACCAAGGATTTGATTAAAAAACATGGAATTAGAAATTCACATTTGTTATCGATACAGCCCACAGGGAACAGTTCGATTTTGGCGAACGTCGCTTCAGGTGGTCTTGAGCCTGTATTTCTTTTTGAATATGTTAGAACTGTAATTCAGCCTTATCCTCCAGAAGGTCTTGCTCTTCCACAAAATGTTGATTGGGTCAACCAGACGTTTAATGGAAATCAAAACTGGAAATGGATTAAAGAAGGTGACGAAAACATGTTAAAAGTAGAATTCAATGGCGATGTTTATAAATATGATAAAGGACGTGGAATTCTAAAAGAATCTGTTGTTAAAGATTATGGAGTTCGATTCTTAGAAGAAAGAGGTGAGTGGGATCATTCAGCAGATTGGGCAGCAAATATAAATAATTTAAAAATAGAAGATCATATTAATACAATGAAAGTTATTTCAAAGTATATAGATTCATCAATGAGTAAATGTGTTGTGGAGGGAACTTTAATATCGACGAACAAGGGTATAATTCCTATAGAATCTTTATCCGATAATATAACATATGATACATTTTCAGAACCTAATAATAACTATAAAGTATTAGATGAAAACGGAAATTTGAAAAATATATCTAAACATTATGTTGGCGGAGAAAAAGATTCTTATAATATAAAATTTAGTAATGGTTTTGATGTTAATGTTGCATATACACATAAATTTAAAACAGAAAACGGATGGAAAAATGTATTAGAATTACAAAATGATGATATTATTTTTTATAGATCAGATAAAATTCAAAATGATAATGAATATATTAAATTGAAAAATAAACCAGATTTTTATAATAGTGTAAAATATAAACATCCAGAAATAATTGATGAAAATTACGCCAAGTTTATAGGAATGTTATTATCTGATGGTTTTATAAATAAAAATAGTATAGGTATAGTAGAAAAAAATGGAAAAGACGGTAATGAAATAGATAGGTTGTTTGAAATTTTATTCAATGTTAAACCAAAAATAACAATAGATAAAAAAAATAATGTTAAATATCATTTTCTAAATTCGCGTCCAATGGTTAAATTTTATAAAAATTTTATAGGCGATAACGATTTAAATAAAAATATTCCACAAGAAATTTTATTATCAAATGATAACGTGAAAAAATCTTTTTTATCTGGTCTAAGTTTGGACGGATATTTAAAAACAGATGATAAAAATTTAGTAATTTACTGTGGATATTCAAAAAACATATCTTTAAAAACTTCTTATATTTTATCATCTCTTGGTTATGAATATCATATACAAGAAAAGAATGTTAAAAATGGTAAATTATCTAAAAAAATGTATATTATAAAATCATATTTAACATCTAAAGAGATTATTCCTTTAGAGGATCATAAATTTGAGTATTCAATAAGTGGAAAAAAACACAAACAAATGTTTGTAGAAAATTCATATAAATATGATGTCTTACCACCAACAAAAAATGATAATTATTTTCTTTTTAGAAATCTTCGTAAATCATTGAGATCATCATCTTTTACAAGAAAAGAATTATTGGATAAAATTGGAGTTGAATATGATGATAATTTAACATGTGTTAAAATAACAAATATAAAATATATAGGAAAAAGAAAAGTTTATGATATAGAGGTTGAAGATACTCACAGTTATTTAATTAATGGTATTGTATCTCATAATACAATCAATCTTCCAAACGAATATAAATATGAGGATTTTAAGAATGTTTATTTAGAACTTTATCAAAGTAGAACCATAAAAGGCGGCACTACTTATAGAGCTGGAACAATGGCTACTGTTATAAAGAAAAAAGAAGAGGAAGCAATATCTGTTTCACAAGAAAACAATGCCCCAAAACGTCCAAAAATATTGGAATGTGATGTTATTAGATTTACAAATAAAGGTGAAAGATGGATCGGTTTTATAGGACTTAAAGATAATGCGCCATATGAAATATTTACAGGTTTTGCAGAATCCTTTGTTGTGCCTTCTTGGGTAGAAAGAGGTCAAATAAGGAAAGAAAAGGTAAAAAACAAAGATGGTGTTCTTGTATCACGTTATGACTTTGTTTATGTAGACAGGGAAGGGTACGAAGTAATAATGACCGGACTAAACAGAGCTTTTCAACGCGAATATTGGAACATAGGCAAAATGACAAGCGCTTTGCTTCGTCATAGAATACATCTTCCATCTGTTATTAATATCATAGAATCTTTAAATCTAGACGGCGATGTTATGGGAACTTGGAAGAAAGGTATGACAAGAATGCTTAGAAAATATGTAAAAGAAGATAAAAATGATGGTATAGCCACATGTGATAATTGTGATTCCACAAATCTTCTTTTTAAAGAAAATTGTATATCTTGTTTGGATTGCAATTGGCAAAAATGTGAGTAAAATTCCTAAATCCGAGAAAAACCCAGTTCGAAAGGACTGGGTTTTCTTTTTAAATAAAAAAGAGGACTTTTTTTGTCCTCTTTTTTTCCAACTTACTTCGATGGTATCGAATCGTCAAACGAAGCTTGCCGTGGTGGTGACGGTTTTAAAAATTCCATAAGAGCAGCATTATCATCATCAAATGTTGCTTCTTTAGGAGTTGTCGGTTTTAATGATTCTTCTAACACTAATGCTGTTTCACTGGACGTAGAAGGAGATGAATTTACTTTGTCTCCACCAGCAAAACAAACAGAGTATATAAAAAACATCATAATTGCTATATTTATTTTCATAATTATTGTTTATTTTTTGTGTTTTCTAACACTTCAAGTATAGTCAAACATCCACAATTTTCTAATTCGTTTCCTATTAATGTTTCACATATACAAGCTTTTTCTAATATTTCAATTATATTATTTTCTTCCATAATAATTTATTTATTTTTATTTAATCTAAATATATATATTTAAATAAAAAGTTTGCTTTTTTCTAAAATAAAATTATTGTGTTGATATTTAAAATATTATCCAATATTAAATTTTTGTTAAATAAAATTGACTTTTTTATTTAATATTATACGATAAAATAATATTAAATAAAAATGATAATGAATTTTGAAGAATATTGTCAAAACGAAAAATTTAATTGGAAAAAAGGTATAGCTGGCGCAGCTTTGCTGGGAACATTAGCTGGGGCTCCTTCATGTGGAGATATTCATAGATATAACGATGCACCAACTTCAACGCAGTTTATAAAAGATAACGGATTAAATGAAGATATTATTAAATATATTGAAGATAATCATAAAGATTGGGAAAGATTTTATTTTAGTAAAGAAAATATGACTCCAAATGGAGAACATAAAAAATATACTTTTTACGAAATATTTCAGAAAAGATTGGAAGATAAATTTGGAAAACAATCTTTAATAAGTAAAGGTAAGATCGACCTGTTCAATTTGCTTGAAATAGTACCATTGAATGCGTATTGGGGATATTATCAAAATTTTATAGAACCAATACCAGGCGCTCCATTTTAAAAAAATTTTTAAAAAAAAGAGAGGAAAATTCCTCTCTTTTTTCTTTATTTACTATCTTCCATTATATCGTTTTCTATATTAAGATATTTTGGATGAAAATCAAATAGAATAGTTTCTTCTTTGTGATCTCCATCACGAAGTTTAAGAATCTTCAGTCTATACTTATTATGTTTCTTCATTTCTGTGTTACGAATAATACCCCACACACTATCCGCAGTTTCTGCAACAGCTTTACTCTCTGGTATATCTTGAAGTTTAATGTCATTTGCCCCCCAAACAGCTCTATCTACCTGAGTTGCTGTTATTAAAGCTAAATTAAATTTATCAGCAAGATATCTTAAACCTTCAGCTAAATGTTTACCTTTTTGATAAAGATTAGAGCCAATATCTTTATGAAGTTTATCAACGGACATAAGATTAATATAGTCAACTACAACTATATCAATATCGATACATTTATGTTCTTCTAGTTTAGTTAAATAATTATCTATATCAGTTATATTACAATCACCAGTATTGAATTTTTTAACAAAAATTTTACCAGGATTTTCTGTATTAAATAAACCATTACCTTGATTTTTTAAAAGATTTATTCTATTTTTAATAAAAGTACTATCCTTACTAATTTCATCGTATTCATCAATGTCTATTTTTAGACGCATGGCTCCAATACGTTTGATAACTTTGCGTTGCGACATTTCAACAGTTATAATAGCTACATTTTTCCCCATGTTCGCAGCATTGCACGCTATGTTGTATAACCACATGGATTTTCCAACCGAAGTTTCTCCCATTAAAACATTAAATGTCGCTTTATCCCAACCCCCATGTAAAATTAAATCAACATTTGCCCAACCACTTGAAATCTTATTTTTTGAGATATCTTGTTTATGAGCATCTGGATCATCAAAATCTGCTCCCAAATCTTCATCATCATCTTCCAATAAGACGAGTTCGTTAGTCATAGAACGAAGTTTCGCTGTAACGTCGATTATATTATCATAATCTAATTCTTTTAGATTTCTGATTAATTCTATACCTCCATAAACGTTATTCTTTATAAGATTCGTTTGACGCCACGCTTTGAATTTTTTCTCAAGCCAATCTTGATCGTGAACCGCATTGTCATTTTTAAGTATAGCTTTTATGATATTATTTGAAATTTTTTCCTCGGGATCGCGAAGCTTTATCATCGCGACTATTTGTTGTGGAGTTGGAGTTTTTTTACTTTTTGAGACACTAAATTCGTCTCTAACTATTCTATAAATAAATTGAATATCCTCATTTTTAAAAAAATCGGGTTCAACTTTGTAAAATTGTGTAGGATGATCTAATATCCACGTGAAGAAAAATTTCTCCATTTGAACATTCATCACTTCTTTTTCATTCATTACATTTTTAATTATTTTTTAGTCCCATATAAGGACGGCTATCCTACATCAATGCCTTTACATTATATTCAAATTTTACTAAAATGATTAAATTTATTTGTTTCGCTTATCGAAATCTTTTCTTAATAATTTAAGCAGTTTTTTTAATTGTTTTTCAGTAGGATTCTTTCCATTTTTAGTGCATATAAATAGAGGCAAACTATTTAAAAATTCTTTTTCTTCGTTTTTCATAATTTTTCTATTTTTATTATAGAATAAGGTGGAATATTTTCGTATGTGTAATAAGCTTTTACATAAGGCACAAATTTTGGATCTTCGTGTAATTTAATATTATTCAAAGTTTTAACATCAATTTTTAAAATAACAAAATCTTTTAATTCTTTAAAATCTATGAAATCATAACAATCATCCACATTTAGAAAAAAATAAATTCTCTCGGGATGTCCTTCTATATATTTTTTTGATTTTGGAACGATTCCTTTAATATTTATTTTATCAATATATTTTTCTTCAGTAACATGATACAAAAATTCTGGAATGTCTGCAAATTCATTATCAAATTTTTTGTTTAGATATATTAAAATATTTTTATTTTTTATAAAATCAGTAAAACTTATTTTGCCTTTTTCAAGAGCATTATTATTTATTTTATAATTTGAAATATAATAACCCAAATTATTTAACAAGGATTCAAAATCTACATAAAATGATTTTCTTTTATAAATATTGTCTTCTTCTAAAATTAATGTTATTCTATCTTTTCCCACGTATAATTCACAAAATCCTTTAATATTATGCTTCAATAACAAATCATTAATTTTAATTATAGCAAAATCATATTCCGCTGATCTTATTAATCCTTCTTTTAGAAGATCGTAATTGAAATTATTTAATTTTTTTTCTTTTAATAATTCTAAAAATCCATACATTTTTAACTAATTTAACTAAATAATTTTTCATCATCACTATCTATTTCAAAATCAATATCTTGCTCAAATTCTGCATATTGTTCATCAAGAGCTTCCATTTCTTTTTGATATTCTTCATAAGATGCATATCTGAAATATTCATAAATAATCGGTTCTAACGCCTCGAGAACTTCGCGTGTAAATACTTTGCTATTGTATAATTGACTATCAAATAATGTTTTGTCGAGGTGTTTTACATACCATTTCGATCCTGATTCGTAAGTTATTTCTCCCGTTTTCTTATCAACTACTGGTTTTACTTTTGCGATTCCTACTTTTTCAAAATTTTCTGGTGTACAGAAATAATCCAATCCCTTAAATTCATTGCATCCTTTTGAATGATCGATTTCAAATTTAACTTTCTTTGGTTTTGCCAATCTATTTTTTCTTGCCATTGCTGTGATAATAATTCCAGTTGATCCTGTTGATAATTCATCTTTATCTTTGTCTTCGAGTTTAGCTCTAGATAATAAAATAATAATTGAAGCTAAGTAATTTAAACCTTCACCACCAGTTTGAACTGTTTGTGGAAAGAGATCTTGTGTATTATGTGAAACTATTCCGTTTTCTAATATATAATGGTGAGAACCTTCTATATTCACATCGTAAGTTTTTTCTAATTCTTCTAAATATTCAATTTTTTTAATTTTAATTTGTTTCATATTTTTTATATTCTTTTTTATCTATTATTAAAAATTCAAAATTTATGTTCAGATCTTCGCAGGATTTCTTCTTTAGAAGATTTATTTCCAAATCTTTGTTATAAGTATATTCTGATTTTATCTCATAAATTTTATTTTTACTTTTTATATAAAAATCTGGATAATATCTATGTTTTTTATTTTTATATTCATAAAAAATTTTGCCTATTTGTTTTTCAATATCTTCTTTTTTAATAAATATATCATCTATATTGTATTTTTTTAATAAAATTTCAAATAAAGCATAATTTTCATATCCCTGCAAGAATATTATATTTTCATTTATAGTATATTCTTTATATGTATTTTTTCTATTCTTTATTAATTTATCGAAATTATTTTGATCTTGAATCCAATATTTAACTCCATACTTTTTCAACATCGTGGATTCTCTTCTCTCTATAAGTCTATTCTTATTATCAATATTTTCTACGTAATTTTTATTATATGTCTTTTTAGCTTTTTCTTTTATATCGTCATTGCACATCGCTGAAACGTTTCCAAATTTTTGCAAATTTGTTTTTAATGTTTTTTCTTTTACTACCTTGCTTTTAGATGGAATGTCAACCCCCCATTTTTCAATATTATTTTTTTTGATTTTTTCTCTAATTCCATTTATTTTTAAATTATGATCACAACTATATTTTTCTATTAAAGTTTTTCTAGATTTATCGTGCGTTATTTTTTTCTCAAAAGGACTAACATAACCAAAATTATTTTTCATATATTCTTTAAATTCTTTAGTTTTGGCATAAGAATCAACGCCATATTTTTCCAAAAGAGTATTTCTTATTTTATTTCTTATGATTTTTTTCTCATCTGTAGATTTATTTTTTTGATTTACACTTATTCTATTTCTTCTTAATTTTTCTTTCTCTGGATCTCTATTAAGAATTTTATATTCTTTTTTACATTTTTTATCTGAACAAGTATGTTTATATATGCTATATTTAGCATTCCATTCCAAATTGTTCGTTTTACATATTGAACAAATAGATCTTTCTTTTAATCCATATTTTATATTAAACAATCTTTCTTTTAAGGAACGTTTTTCATCTAAAAAATTCGTCAATTTTTTTATTTTTTCATATATATTTTTGTCTTTATTTACCATTCTTATATAAGATGATAAACTTTTACATTTTTTTATTTTTAATATGAGATCTTCCATTTAATTTTTCTTTTTATCGTATATATTAAAATGAAAATCCCATTTATTTCCACTAATCATAAATATTAGACATTTTCAACTGATAATATTATATCGTCTTCTTTTAAATCCTCCGCTTTTTTCCAGCATTCATTATTTTCATCACGATTCCAATTTTCTTTTATTAAAAATTTGTGTTGAGGTGTACATTTTATAATATCACCATTTTCTAATGTTAATTTAATTATTGGCGATTTTGGATATTCGTAAATTTCTATAACTGGTTTATCGCCGTCCAAAGTTTTTACAGTATCTCCTTTTTTTAAATTTTCTATTAATTCATAACTGCCGTCTGATTTTAATATTTTATGACCCCCAGTTAAACATAAATATGTATGATTCGTTGCCACTAAAGGAATATTGAGATAACCAAGGTCGTCGATAATAATTCTAAGCATTGATTTGGTAGCCTTTGCTCTACTCATATCTTGTTTATCAGCTCCTTTTATTGCATCTTCAACTTCTTTCTTTGAAGCGAGTGCTCCCAAACTATCAATTATAAATATAGTTTTAGAAACATCTTCACCTTTTTCTTTTTGTGATTTTAACTCATCTAATAATTGAGCTAGGAAAATTTTTAGATTTTCCACTTTATTACTTCTAACGAGCATAAATTTGTTTGGATCGGAAGTATCTATTCCAAACATATCGAAATCACTATTTTCGATAGAGAATTCTGTATCTATGTAAATTACATTATATCTTTCTTTTTGAGCGTTTCTTACTATATTTAAACATATATAAGATTTTCCTGTTTGATAAGGGCCTGCAAAAATAGTAAATCTATTTGTTGGAACTCCACCTTTAAGAATGCTTTTGGAGAGAAGTGCGTTTAGAATATAAATTCCTGTACCGATATATTTTCTTTCTCTCTTTAAATTATCTATTGTTATCAACGATTTCTTCGATAGACCTTCAATAACACTGGATATTTTTCCTAAATTGAATTCATTTTCTTTCTTTGATGTGGTTTTAGCCATATATTAAAAATTTATTTTTTTAAATGATCATAATTCGACATTATTAGACTTTTTTATGTTAATAAAGACAAAAAGTTTAATTTATTAGAGTATATAATTTTTTTATATAAATCTTCATTATAGTCAAATTTATCAGAGTGAATTTCCTTAAATCTATTTAGTAAATCTATTTTTTTAATCATGTTGTGTGTTTGGACTTATTATTAAATATATATATTAAAAAATAAACGAGATATATGAATTTTTATTTGGTTTTATGTAAGAATAGGAAGAAAATAGATAAGTACATGAAAGTTAACAGAATAAAGAACAAAGTAATAATAGATATAAAAAGTGCTCTGGAAGAAAATGAGATTTATGATAATAAATATGATGATTATTTCAATCTTATGATTTATACAAGAATCATACAATCTTTAAATAAAGGAAAAGACATTTATTATATTCCTAATTTTTCAAATGAAAAGCTTGACATTAAAGAAATATTGAAAATAAAGAAAATTCTTAAAGAAGGAACTTTTTTTAATATACTTATGTTTTTTGATGAGTTTAAAGATGATATAAGAATACAAAATGATGTTCTAACCAATTTATCTATTTTTGATAATTCACAATTATTAAAAGATTATTAAAATGAAAAAGATTATTTTATTCATATTATTATTTTTCTCTATGACTGCATTTAGTCAAACCAAATGGATAACTAGTAGAGAGTTAATACTTCCAAAAGATGTTGGTATAAATCATTTTTGTAATAATAGATTCAAGGCCAATTATTATATTGGTAATAATTATTGGGCTAATGTTAAAATATTAATTAAAGTAGAGAATTCGAAAATAAAATATCCATTAAAATACGATAAAATTATATTGAAAAAGAAATCATATTTAAAAATAAAATTTTAAATAATGAAGATTTCTATAAACTTGATCTAATCCTAATATAAATTGATCCAAATCCTATAAACTCTCTGAAGACAATATTTTTTATTTATCTTTCATAATAAGGTGGTAGTTTTCTCTTATGCTCGCTTTTATTATATAAATTTTCTATTCTCTTTACAACTTCTTCTGTAACAGGACAATCTCCTGTTTTAGCTATTTTCCAGTTCCAATATTTTTCAAAATCATCATAAGTAAAACCAAGTTCGTCTTCATCTACAACTCCTTTAATTAATCCTGCGCTTGGAACGCGATTAACTAAATCATCTGGAAGATTAAAATATCTTGCAAATTGTTTAATTTCAGACTTATAATAATTTGCAAGTGGTTCAATATCAACACCGTGTCCTCCATCACCAGCTTTTGTAAAATATCCGACCATATCTTCCGATTTATTTGTCGTTCCCAAAACTAAATATCCATTCATTTCAGCATACATTCTAAGAAGTGTCATTCTTATTCTGGCTTGAATGTTTCCTAGAGCCATTGGTTTTATTTCACCATCGTGCTCTTTTATTATAGTTTCAACTGTATTTTTTATAGGATGAACGATGTGTCTTATTCCAAAATGTTTAACAACTCTTTTTCCGTCCCCAACATCATCTTTATATTCAACTATTGACGGAAGTAAAATTCCCAAGACGTTTTCTTTTCCGACTGCCATAACAGCCAAACCACACGCTACGGTTGAATCAACTCCACCCGAAATACCAACTACAAATCCTTTTGCTCCTGAATTTTTTACGTAATTTCTAAGCCATGTAGATATTTTCTCAACATCGCTTTCAATGTTTTCAACACCCTCTTTTAAATATGTTGTAAAATTTATTATTTTCATTTTTATATTTTTATTTTATTGATAGAAAACAAAGTCTTCATATGGATATCCTCCATATCCACCAGGAGTATCAGTAAACCATAATATATTTTCTCCAAACCCCTTTATTGTTTTTATTTCACCTTCTTTTATTCGTTTTATATAATGTTTATTATTATTTACTGTATCTTTAATGCATCTAACACGATCTCCTTTTTTTATATTATATCTATTTATATAGAAAATATGATATTTATCATTATTCATTTCTCTATTCCATTTATCGTGTAGCTTTGACCAAAAACCATCTTTTTCTGGTGTATTAATCCAAGTAAAAGCGTTATTTATATAATCTGAGCGCGGAGATTTAGAAACATCTCTGTTACGATTTCTTAGATATCCTTCATAAGCATCATTATCAAGTAAAAATTCGCGAAATCCATCATCTGTTATATCATCATGATATTTGGTTTCTGTCTCCTCACCTTCCTCCCATTTTCCTTTGGAATACCATTTGATGGCTTCAAATATTTGAAATTTTTTTATCATAATTATTCTTATATATTATTTTTTCATTTTGTAATGCAGCATTTTTAATATATAAAAGAAAAAGAACTTTTTAATGTATTCTGAAATCGGATTCATATTTAATCCATATTTATCTAGTTTTAATAATAAAAGTATTAATTCTGATGGCTCTTTAGGAGAACCAAATACTGGAAACATTTATCAAAAAAAGATGAGAATAAGACCAGCCAATTCTAATACGCAAACATCAGAAGGTCAGCCTTCTACTGCAAATGCTGGCAACACACAAAATCCTTCTGGAAATGCAAATCAGAGTTTGCAAGATGCTGTTTTAATTTATAAAGGAAAAGATGAAAATTCTACAATACAGAATTATTATGTAGATAATGTTTTTTATAATGATACGGACGAAGACCCCTATATTTCTTTAATGAAATGGAGTCAGCAATCATCGAGAAATGCTCTTAGATTAAGAGCAGCGGATTTTGCTTACTTGAAAGATTTAGGAGTTTATCCAATAAATAGACTATGGATTTTAAGACGTTATCCAGATAACTGTGTAGTTCCAAATAATTTACTAGATTGGGGAAACAACTCTGTTGAGCCTGTATCTACAGTAGTCGGTTGGATAAAAGATAAAGAAGATGCCGAATTTTTATCAGTATCTTTTCACGAGGTATGGGTTGATCAGAATAATACGATTGATAAAGTTATAGGCGAAATACTTAAAAAAGAATTTAGTTTGCCGGGTGACGAAATAATGAGTGTTCCTGGTTGGGGGCAAGGCATATTGTTTGGTATGTTAAAAGCTATGGGATTTACTGGAGATTTCAATGCTTTTAATGTTGTAACGGGAGATCCAAATGTTCTTAGAGTCGGTAAAATGAGAGATTATTCAAATCAAGGATTAATTTCAAAAATGAACGTAGATCTTAATACTTGTTATGAGCAAAAATATATAAATGGAGTTGATCCTGGTATGGCTATGATGGATCTAATTTCAAATCTATTGAAAATGGGCACATCAGATCAGAAATTTATTTTAACTAATAACGATACTTTACAGAAACTTTTAACTAATATAAATAATCAGCCTAATATTGGGGCTTGGATAAATTTTATAAGAGATCTTGTTGATAAATTTTTAGAAGGAGTTAAAAAGTTTGTAGACGATATGAAAGAATCTCCGGCTCCAGAAGAGGAAGTTCCAGAAGAGGAAGTTGGCGAAGGAACTAGTGGAACTTCAGGAACTGATGAAGATCAAAAAAATAAAGCACAAGGACAACCATCTATAGTAGCGCCAGAAACTATTACTGCTACTACTAGTAAGATAGGTAATATTATAAATAATGTTTTAAATAGCGTATTAGCTGGAACTGTTTATAAGTATAGATGGCCTTTAAAAGGATCTATTGGTCTTATGACTGGTATATCAACTACTCCATGGCATTTAACTGTTGGAAATCCATATTCTCCTATAATAAATATTGGAAACATAGTAATAAATGACGTCAATATTAAATTAAGTAATGATCTTGGATTTAATGATATGCCAGCAAGAATAGATGTTAATATTCAAATAGACTTTGGAAGACCTCTTGGAAAACAAGAAATTGAAAAAATGTTTAACAATGGTTATAAAAGATTATATGCTAAACCAAGAAAGGATCCTACAGCTGAAACCGTGACACCAACAAGTCAAGTTACTGCAAGTGGAACTCCAGCTACTGTTAATGTTAATAATAATCAAGGTCAGCCAGCTAGCACATTAACTAAAATAAATAAGAGTGTTTACCCTGGAACCTCGGAGGTGCCACCTTTATGATCCATATAATCCTCCAGGACAATAAAAATAATATTATAATATGAGTTATTTATATACTTTAGAAACTGTGCAAAGAGATAAGATAATGAACAATCTTTATGATGTGATAGATCCTGTTATTATATGGGATGATACTATCGCTTATTATCCTTATGTTGTTCAAGCGGAAGAAGCTATGAGAATCGATCTTATATGCTATAGTATATACGGCAATTTTAATTATATAGATGAGCTTTTAACTATGAACAACATATTAAATCCTTGGAGCATAAAAGAAGGAGATATTATAAAATTCTGTGAAGAGGATGCTCTTATAGGACTTCAATTATTAGCTAAAACAGATCAACAAAGAGTTGTTACTGAATTAGTCAATCCAAATAAAGATACTAAAAAAGATCCAAATAGAGATGAAGGAACAGGACTTACTCCTACAATAAGACCTTCAAATATTAAAGAAGTCAGCATTAACTATGATGATAAAACTATGAAAATAATGGATAGATTACAATGATAAAAAAATTTGAAAATTTTAATGAAATAGATCCTTATGGTGAAGAAGATTGGAATAGTAAACCATTTTTTAAAATAGGAGATATTGTGCAAGTAATCGGTAACAATAAAACATCTTATTTTATTAACTATATTGAATTAAGAAATAATGAATATTATTATCAAATACATAATGAAAATGACGAAATGATGAAACCAGAGTCATCTTTAACAAAAGCTATATAAATATGATAGAAGTTATAAATAGATATCGTAAAAAATTAACAACTCTTAAATGGGAATACAAAGAAACCGTTAAAGATAAAGATGCTGCTAGTTATGCTGATACTATAGGATCACTCCCATATGTTGTTATAAATGGAGTAACTATTGAAAGTAAAGATATTCATTATTTTAAATTACATAACGACAGATTCTTTCCCGAGCTCGAGATGACTTTTGAAGATCCTACAAATAAAATATGGGATTCTAGTTTTCCACTTGATCAACAAATAGTTAGTATATTGATTAAATCTAATTCCGATTTATTAATGCCTATAAGAATGGATTTTTGGATTTATGAATTTAATTCTGTAAAAAATAAAAGTGGTGAAGTAGAGAATAAAAGATATAATTTATATGCTAAACTCAATGTTTCATATATAATTAAAAACGCTAGTTTCAAAGGAACTAGTTATGATGTTTTAAAAAAATTAGCCGAAGAAGCCGAACTTGGTTTTGCTTCTAACATAGATAGCACTAATGATGATATGACATGGATAAATTGCGGAATAGATTATATTCGCGAGCAAGTTCCAGAAATTGTAAAACGATCATACATAAATGATAACACTTTTACTTGGGCGTATGTTGATTTTTGGTATAATTTAAATTATATCGATATTGAAAAACAATTAAAAGAAGATACAAAAAACGCCAGAGTTGTAAATCCAAATGCATCCTTGACGGGCAATGATGATACTATTCCTTTAATATTATCAAATCATCCAAACTATAGACCTACTAACTTATACATAGAAAAATTTAATCTTTTAAACAGTTCAACAGAGGTGAATCAAAATCTAGGATACAAACCTCATATATATTATTATGCTACAAAAGAAAGGAATGTAACCAATGTATTATTAGATACTTTATCTGATAAAGGAGATAATAGTGATAAGATAGTTTTAAAAGGACAGCCAAGTGATAATAACTTTGCTTTAGATCAACAAAAAAATTATTTTCTTGGTAAAATAGATACTGATAATACACACGATAATTATTTATATGCAGAGCAATTAAATTTACACAATATCGAATTTTTACAAAATGTAAGCATGACAATAGTTTTAAGAAACATAAATTTTCAATTATATAGATTTCAATTAGTAAAGATTGATTTATATAAATTAAGAGAACTTGATTCAAATCCTAATGTAGTTACACAAGACGATATTGTTAGTGGAAAAGACATAGATAAATATAAATTAAATGAAAGATTGAGTGGCGATTGGCTTATAATTGGAATAAATTATACTTATGTTAAAAGCGGTTTATCCGCAGCAAGATTAACTCAAGAAATAACCTTAGTTAGAAAAGATTTAAGCGCAGCAAAAATAGCAAAAAATGATAATATAGTAAATGGCTGAAGATATTAACATAATGACTTTTCCAAGATACGTTCCTAAATCTCCTATTCAAAAGGATGGAACTGGATATAACAGTGATACAAGACAGGCTATCGAACCAAGTTTTATTGATGTTCAAACAACAGTAGATCTTGATTCAGATGCTTTTAAATATGGATTCGGTTACAAAAGTGGTCCATCGATGGAAACCATGCAAACCGATCCTATGTTTTTCTTTCAAGATCCTTTATTTCCAACATATGATATTATTTTAGATGTAACAAGATCTCCACTTTTTATTGTAGAATCTGGATCAACTTATGCAAATAGTCTTTCTGCATTTTTATCAGATTACATTGACATATATTCTATGAAATCTCGTCAAAAAATACACGAACAATTTTTAAAGACATTATATAATTTATTTAATACTGAATTTAATCAAATAGAAAGAAATAAATCTTATTATATAAATAGCATTACAGGCCTTGATAATTTAACAGCCAGAATAGTAGATTTTGAAAAACAAAAGATAACAATAAATCTTAATGAAGATATATCAATGGTAGCTATGTATCTAGCACAATTATATAATAATTTATCATATTCATATAGAGATCAAAAACTAATGATTCCATATAATCTTCTTAGATTTAACATGTATATTAAAGTACATGATGTCAGAAACATGCCATTTTATATACCCGACGGAAGTGGTTCGACGACATATTTTGACAAATCTTATGTTATTTATTTGTTAAGAGATTGTTCTTTTGACTTTAAAAAAGCTAAAAACTTTGAAGATAATATAACTGTTGGAGGATTTGATGCTCCATCTCCAACAAAAGCGTCTAGTATATCATTTGACATAGTATATAAATCTATAGAGATAGAATCTGAATATCCTCTTATAATGGATTCGTGGAATGTTGGAAGCAGTGCTCTTAAATTAAATAATAAATTAAGTAGCTTAACTCCAGATAATCTTCAATATAATACGGTTTTCATGAATAACTATAAAACTCCAGATGTGTTTAATGATGAATTGACACAAAGCGCTACTTTTAATAATGATGAAGATACTTCTATTTCTAGAAATAGATCTGAATTAAATACAGCATCAGGAAGCACCGCTGAATCGCAACGCAATTATAAATTTGGCGTTGTATCATCTGATACTACTTCCACAAATAGAGAAGATGACATTAAAGGATTTGATAGAAAATATGAACCAGCTGTAAATTCTCAAGTAGGGCAGGATCCTACATGGAAACAATCAATTCAATCAGATACAACATTTGAAGTTATAGATAATTATAGAACAGATACTCTTGGAGATAAAATAGCTTACGACAATTCTGATCCAACATTTTCTGAAGTGGATGGTAATAGATCTACTATATTAAATGATTGGCATTTGTACGATCCTGCTGTTTTTAATAGTGAATGGAATTTGGGATTTGGTCAAAG